AATCCGGCCATACAATGCTGGGCCAATAACACCGCCGGCAAAGGAAGGTTGGAAGCGGCTAGTTGGCATGGATCACTCCCAGGTGTTGATCAGGCGGTTGTCAGCAAACAGGCTTTGACGTTCCTCGATGTAATCGGCGCCAGGCATTTCGATGACCGTGGCGTTGTTCTCATCTTCGGCTATCGCCTTGTCGACCATCAACTCAGCTTGCTCGCTAGCAAACTTGGCCTTTTGAACCGATTCCGTCATGGGCAGCGCGATCGCGGCAGCCACCATTGCAGAGAGCGCATCGCGGAAATATTGAGGCATAAGCTCAGTGTTTTTCACGTTGTCAGTATACTCGCAATAAGCCTGATATTGGTTGCTGAAAATCGACGTGCCGGCCATCTGCCGAGGCGCATCAGGATTTTGGTGCGATGACATCGCGGCCTCAGCCACGGCCTGGTCATTCACCCAATGGATTTCAATCGCTGTTGCCGGTTTCTGATAGGCATACTTCCAGTCATTCGATCGTGGGTTGGTTGCAAGCGTTGCGAGCGCGCTGCGATCCTTGGCGAAAATCCACCAATGGCGCTCGAGCAAGCGTTTGCGCAAATCATCATAGTGCAGGTTGTACTGCTCAGCTTGTGGACTGGTCTCGCTGAAAGAGTTGATGCGAGGCAGGCCCAGATATTGAGAGGCGCCGCGATTGCAGATTTGAACCTTAGACATTGCTGGCCTCCGATTAGCCGGTTGGGTTAGGGGAAATGGCCGCACCCGAGAGCGCGGCCAATATCAGGGCGAGGGATTACTTGGTTTTGATCGCGGAAAGCTCAGCTTGCAGCTTTGCATTCTCGCGCTTCAACGCTTCGTTTTCCTCAGCCAGAGCTTCGGCGGCATCAGCCACCTCTTGCTTTGCCTTTTCTTCCTCAGTCGGGTCAGCTTTTTCCATCCACTTTTTGGAGAACAGATTGCTGTCCTGCAGCCAGAAACGGGAACCAGCGCGGCGCATACCACGATAGTCACCATTCAGTTTGGCCTTGACGAATACAGGCTTGCCCTTTTTGGCTTTCGCTTCGGGCTTTTCAGACGGAGCAGCTGCTTTTCCAGGTACAGCTGCAGCGCCTTGGCCGCTTGTTTTATCCGGTTCAGCCATTTGTCTGCAGTGCCGCCGCTACGCCTGCAACAACCTTGCCGGCAGTGTGAGTGCCAACAACGGTGTAATTGAGCCGCATATACTGCTCATCAGCACCAGGAGCGATCACGGAAATTGGGATTTGCTTCCCAGCAACCAGATCGGCGGTGACGATGACCGGAGAGGATTGAACGATTTTCGCAGAACTGAATGACGAGTTATCATCAAATTCCACATCGACCTTGAGGGACGTGCCGCCGGCAAAATTCTCAGTCACCTGGATGAGCAAAGGAATTGTGTTGCCGCCGCCAATGTCCTGCTTAACAGCATTCAAAGCGTGTGGTGGTGTACCAGCAGCGCCTAGATTGATGTGATTGGTCGAAACCGCAGTGGTGGTGATTGCCTGATCGTCTGAGAGCAGGGCTTGATTGTCGAGAAGCATAACGCTTGTCTCCTATTGGCCGGCCCATCAAATGGGACCAGCTGGTTGAGTTACCGCGTGCAATGGTACTCAATCGCTAGACGCGATCAGCCTTAGCTGATTGCGGCCTCAGTCTCGAGAATGGCATCGATGCGAGCCACCTCATATTCGCCCCACATGGTAGTGCGTTTGCCGGCGACTTCCTCAATTGTGAGGTTGCCAGCGGCCTTGCTAAGAGCCTGCTTGCGCAAGAACTTGGCAACGGTACGGCCCACATAGATGCAGGTTTTGCCGCCCTGGGTTGCAGTGCTGTCCAGCATTTCCTCAGCATCGATCATCAGATCGAGCAGGTCAGCGCCGGCAGATGCGTCCTTGGTCAGAGCAGAAACGTCGATGTTCGCGATGCGAGCATTGGCGCGCCAGTCCTGGTCAGTCAGGCCGATGTCCCACTTGAAGTGGTCTTCCATGATTTTCATCTTGGTGTCGTCGGACATATCCCTGGTGCGCTCACCCAAATCCTGGTGCTGCAATCCAACGGCAGAGCCGCGAGGATAGATCAGCTGGGTTTGAGTTTCGCCCCAGGTGATGAACCAGATCGAGGTATTGTCAGCGCCCGAACCGCCGCCATCGATGACCTGGCGAGCAGATGCGGTAGCAGCTGCATTGGCCTCGAGCATGGAATAGCGGGGGCTCATACCCATGAAGCCCTCGGGAACGATGTCAGTCGAACCATAGAACATTTCAGAGGCAACGAAGTTATTGAAGCCCTGCATGATGCCCTTTGCCTTGTTGGCGCGGAAACCATTCGGGTTGCCTGACAGGCGAGCCAGAGCAGCATCGACCTCGAGGAAGTCCTCGATCATGCCGGTGGTGTCCTCGATAGGCACTTCCTGAGTGTTGGAAGGCTGGACGCCCTGGTTGTAACGGCGATAGGCCGGTGTTGGAATACCGGTGCGCACAGTCGTTTTGTGCTTTGTGCCGTTGTTACACTGCTGATAGTTGGCATGGCGCAGGATGGGGTTCATCTGCTCCATTGTTTCCACGATCTTAACGATCGAGCCATCAGCGTTTACGTTGTTCATCACATCGATGAGTGAAGGGTTAATGAGACCTACTTCGGCCATGGGTTTTCTCCTTGTTGATTAACCACTCTATTTTCCGCCATACAAGGCGTCCGCAAGAGACAAATTCTCAGCTGCTCCCGCCCCTTTGATCACAGGGGCTTCCTGGGCAGTAGCGCCCAACGCAGCAAAGGCTTTCAGAACGCCGGCATTGTTGCCAAGTCCTGTTTGATCCAGGATGGATTCCAATTGCTCATCGGCAACCATTTCCCTGCCCTTTACGGCCAGAGCGACGTTGCGATCGAAATCGTCACCACCAAAATCAGGATCAGACTTGGCCTTATCCGCCCAATCTTTAGCCCACCTTGCGGTTTCCTTTGCCTGCTCCGCACGCTGTTCCTCTACCAACTTGGCTTGACGATCCACGATTTCATTGAGCATGTCCTGCTGAGTGGCGTCAGGATTGTCCTTGCTCCACTGGCCCATGTCAGACGCGAATTGGTCAACGTCACCTTGGTAGGCTTCGAGCCCTTCGGGTGCAGTCAAAGTGAGCGGCGCGTCATCCCCATCGGTTTTGTCTTTTCCCTCATTGGAATCTTCGCCATTATCCGACTTTTTATCGTCGGAATCCTTATCGCCCTTGTCGTCAGCGTTCTCGCCATCGCCCTGGGCATCATCTTTTTTGCCGGCATCATCAGAGCCGCCATCGCCAGCGTCATCTTTCTTGCCGGCATTCTCGCCATCACCCCCAGCTAGGAGAGTGGAACCGGCGCCATCACCAGACGAGGAAGAACCAGCGTCGGCACCGGCTCCACCCCCAGCCCCGTCGCCCTCGCCCCCGTCAAAAAACGGGGGCTTTACGGCGCCGGATCCGGTTGCTGTACTAGCGAGCATTTCAATCAGTTTCGTCATGTTTCGTTTTCCTCGTTAATTGCGGCATCGGTCTCAACCATAGCCTGCTCTAAAAGTTTCTGACGGTGTTCGGCCTCGAGCAGCATGTCGGTGTAAACCTTCATGCCGCGAGGGAAGACGTAATCGGCCAGCGTTTCAGCGGCCACCTGTTGCCGGCCTCGCATAAGCGCATCCATCGAGTTCCCGTAATGCGGGAAAGAAAACAGGCCGCACTTGTCCAGCATGGACCAAAGCACAAGCTTGCCGCGAGGATCGCGCAGCATCCAATCCCAGGCCTCATCGATCTGAGCCTCGAGCATATCGCGGATAACGCGCTCGCGTTCTTCTTCCTCGGTCTTCTCGCTCATAGTGGCGCGCCTCGCTGCAGCGCCTCAGCACCACGGGCATTGGCTTCGGAAATGAGCTTGGCCGCGTTTGCCATCGGCTCAGCGTTTTCCATCATCTGCTGCTGCTGGGCTTGCTCAGCGTTGGCCTTGCGCACCTTGTCAGTCTCAGCTTGCGAGCGCAGCGTGGTAGGAGGTGGACCAACCTGATCGACAAACTCGCGCAGCATTGCATCTGGGTTGAGATTGTCCAGCACACCAAGATCGATCTGGGCCAGGGAACCGGCGAAGCCAAGCGTGCGTTCGATCGCGGCGGTGCCGATGGCCTTTTGAGCCTGGGCCAAAAGCGACACATACTCGACCTTGATCGGCATACCGTTCATTGCTTCCGGCGGATCAGGGATCAAACCAGCCTCATCCATGTAATAATACGTGGAATCGATGACCTTGCTCAGAAGCTCATAATCGAGCGATTCCAGAACCGGCCCGAGAACAATGAGCTTTTCTTCATGCCGCTCAGCAATCTCGGTTGCAGTCACCTGGCGGCGATCGCTCATCGCGGTCATCAGGAACAGGTCTTCAAAGAATGCGGATGAAATGCGATCGCGTGTTTCAGCGATGTCCATCATCAGCGCGTTGACATCTGGACGAACCTCAACAGCTGGGCGAATGCCGCCTTTCTGCAAGTCCTGAGTGTCCATTGTTGTCACGCCGCCTGGCACGTTGCGGAAGCGTTTCTTGAACCCTGCCGGCGCCAGCATTGGCGGCTTGTATGAATACTGAATAGCCTGGGCTTTGTCGCGGTGTTGAACCTGCAGCTGCACGGTATCACCGAGCGCCATCAGCGCCGGCCATTGGGTTGGCCAAACCTCATTTTCGATTTGGTCCCATCGAGGACCGAAAATGTTGTTCGTGCCGTAACCGCCTTCCTGCAGAAACTTGCCGGTCTCGCCTTCCTCCCAATAGAACGATGCCATCGGCATGTTCTTGGCATCCGCTTTCATCGGGTCACGCTTTCTGCGTTCCTCGACCGCGTGATTGATTGTCACCTTGGCGTGCAGATCATTGTTTTTGAATTTCCGATAGACGCTATTGCTGACATTGCCCTGGCCAAAAGTCTGGACCAGCTGGCCAACAGTTTGCTTGCACGTCCGGTGCAGCGTGTTCATACGGCCTTTGCCATCCTCGCCCAGAAGAAACAGACCGGTAGGAAAGGCGTGAGTATGGACGACTGTATCGAAGTCAGAGACCATCAGGCCGCCGAAAACGCCAAACATGCCCAGATCAGAATAGCACTGATTGAACATGCGATAGGTGTTGGCCGATCTAATCACGTCATACATGCGCAATTGCACAGTATGCAGCCAGGCTTTGACCTCGTGATCATCTGCTGCAGATTCGTCATAAACACCGAGTTTGAACCACGGCCTCGATGGCGATGTCACGCCGGCCATGAGCCCTGAGACCAGCGTGCGATGCGCAACCTGGGCTTTAGAATCGATGATGCGCTTGTTGTAGGAAGCGCCGCGCCGGCGCTCGCCCACTTCAAAGCGGCCCCGCGTCGGTTGCATGTGGTCGCGGATTTCCTCAAAAATCGGCCGCATAATATCGTAATCGGCTTTCATGCCGGAACGACGCGCATCGAGCGCCTTGAGCTTTTCTTTAACCGCTTTGTTTGATTGCGCCATGAGGCCTAAGCCCCCAGGGCAGTCTTTTTGCCAGTTGCAGAACTCAGATCGGAAACAACGCTGGACGCCTGGCCACCAGACGTGGCGGATGCGCCTTTCGTCAACAGCGTACCTTTGCGGCCCATCGTGCTGGTTTTCCCACCTTCGCGGCGCACAGGCTCTTTAGACTGCTGGTAACGGATTGGCTCAGGAACGGGATCAGGTTTGGAAGGGCTCGAGAAAAGACACATTAGCTGGCTCCGAATATTGGGTCATAATCGTCCACCTCCTGCTGCTCCAAGTCGGTTGATATAGATCGCGATACCACAGGATAGGCAAAAGTCAAAGCCAATGCGTCACCATCATCAGGGGATCGAATGCCGCGCTTGCGCATATCGTCCTTTTTTTCCAGCTTCATTTCATTGTCAGCATTGTAGGAATACATAGGCGCGAGCAGGTCAAACTCGAGCGTTTTGTTGTCCGGACCAATGCGGCCACCAGACCGCAGCCACTCGCGCATCGATCCCCACATTTCTGTGCGCTTGTTGCCCGAGCGCATTTGACTGCCCTCGATGGACAGATCAGCCTTTGAGCCGAAATTGATGCCCATGATATTGAACCCCAGCTGGCGAAGGCGATCGACAACGCCGGCGCCCAGGCCAGTCTCATCAATGAAAACCCCATCTGGGTTATATTTCTGGATGGCCTCAGCTACCTTGCCGGCCAGCTGCATTGTGTCGATTTTGTCGAAACGCTCGATCGGCATGGTCCTGGCATCGCGGCCACGGCGCGGATAGATGACCGCCTTGTCACCGCCGAACCTGGCCACATCGACGCCCAAAACCATTGGGTCTTGGATATGCGTGTCGACCTCGCCGGCCTGGGCAGATCGCACGTATTCAGTTGGGATAAATTGTTCCTCAGTCTCAGCCTCGAAACTGCACATATATTCGGAGAGGATTTTGTTCTCCGACATGCCGGAATCGCGTTCAGATTGAATATCGGCCTCACTCAGCCGGCCAGTGTCCTTGTACGTCTGCAGATCAGCCAGCCAGGTCTCATTCCCGATCGCTGTTTGATGCGTGGTATAGGCATGGTTGCGGCCTCGAGGTGTGGTGATGAACATCGCCCAGCCGCCATTTTCGAGCAAAATTGGCCGTATGTAATCCCAGGCCAGGGGATTGGCCAAAGCCCATTCGGAGAAGATGACGCCAACAGGGTTTGAGCCCACCAGGCTGTCATAGTTGTCCGAGCCGGCCATTTGCCACATCGATCCGTTTGTGGCCTCGATGAGCATTTCCTGGCTGCTCGCGCGCTTGCGTATGGATTCGGGCAGGAATTGGTTGATGATGCGCCGGCCATTGGCGTCGACGCCGTTCCAGATCGCCCTGCGCGCCTGGGTTTGCTCAGGGAACAAATGCCAATAGGTTCCGACGCGCTTG